CGGCTGTGCCTGATCGTCTCGCCGGCCTTGCGGAGGGACTTGATCAGGTCCGCGGCCTTCGCGAGCGTCTCGGAGGTCACTTCGGAAAGGTTCATCTCTGGTTCCTTTTCTGGTTCAGGGTGAGGGCCGAGCTACCGAGCCCGGCGCAGCATCGCGACGGCGGCCTCGCGGCGCAGACCGTCGACGATCGACCGCGAAACGCCGGCGGCCTCGGCCTTGCGGAGGAACGTCTCGAAGTCCTCGGGCGAGGTGATCGGGCTCTCCTCGGTTCCGAGATCCTTCTGGACGGGACGGCCGACCGGCTTCGGGGCCGATTCCAGCTTCGCGAGGCGCCCGGTCAAGGTCTTGAGGGCCTCGTCTTTCGCGGTCGCCTCGGACGCGATCGCGGAGGAGAGGGCCTCGACCTTCTCGGCGAGCGACTCGACCTCGGCGCGGAGGGCCTTCGTCAGGTCGGCGGGGTCATCGGACTTGCGGGGGGCGGCCTTCGCCTGCGCCGCCTCCTCCTCGGGGGTCATCGGGGCGCCCGGCGCGCCCGGGGTCGGCGGGGCGGCGGGGGCCGCCATCTCGATCTCGACGCCGGCCTCGGGCATCTCGGCCTCCGGGGCCTCGCCCGCGGCGCCGGCCTCGGGGATCGCGTTCGGGTCGAGCGGGACCTCGTTCGTCGCCGGCGCCTGGACCGTCGCGGTCATCTGCGACAGGGAGGCCGCCATCTGGTCGGCGAGGCCGTTCAGGGTCGACGCCGTGTTCGGGTCGGCCGCGGCGACCTGCTCGATCAGGCCCTTGAGGTCGGCGAGCATCGTCGCCAGCGAGGCGACCGCTTCGAGGTTCTTGCCGAGGGTCATCCCCTCGCTGGTCTTGTCCACGTTGTTCTCCTTGAACCGACGGGTCTCACTTCCCCCGCCGGACTTGACGAACTCAAAATGGGCGGACGGCATCGCCGGGTTGTCGACCAGCGATATCTCGACCGGCCGCGCGGTGTAGCGGGTCGCCTTCGTTTCCGGGCATCGCCAGCGGCGGACGTAGTCCCCGCCGATCGAGAAGCCGGTGTAGACGCCCTCGAGGACTTTCTTCCACTCGTCGTCGTCGACGACCTTCGCGGCGATCTCGACCGCGCGCGCGTCATCGTCGAAGGCGAGGTCGGTCAGCTTGCCGGCGGCCTTGTCGCCGTGCATGACGCGGAGGTTCCCCTTCGAGGCGCCCTGGGTCGCCTTCTCGAACTCGGCCGACCAGGCCTCGAAGTGGGGCTTCGACGAGGCGTAGTCGAAGACCTCGCCGGTCTTGTCGACTTCCTCGGTCGCGGCGATCCCGTAGACGATCCGCTTTTCCTCGTCGACCTTCGCTAGCGGGACGAACAGGGTCGTTTTCATGGTCTAGTCCTTCTCGGCGTTTTCGATCATCGCGAGCAGGTCGTCCTCGTCCCAGCCGAACTTCGCGCCAGGCGGGGGCGTGTCAGGTGCAGGGGCCGGCGCCGGCGGCGCGGCCTTCGCGAACTTCGCGGCGCCGGCGGGAGGCAGGTAGTCGACGTCGACGACGACCTTCCCGCCGGGCAGGTTGCGGAAGCCGGTGACCTTCATCCGAGACCCTCGCGGGGCGAGCAGTTCGCCCTCGTAGAACGACCCGTCGCCCCCGAGAAGCTGCGCGAACTTCGAGCCCTTCGGGACCGTGAGGCGGAAGATCACCGCGCCGTCGAACGAGTCCGAGGTGTTCGCGGAGACCGAGGTCGACATGAAGCCGTCGTCGGTGTAGACCTTCCCGATCTCGTCGGGCCAGTTCTTCTCGTTCGGCCAGCTTCCGGCCTTGCGGTAGACGATCGTGTCCTCGGGGAGCGGGGTCGCCTTCTTGAACGCGGCGTCCATCTGGTCGCGGAACCGCTTGAGTTCTTCGACGCGCCCAGGGGTCGCGAGGTCTTCCGCGGATAGCTTCCCTCGCAGGAACTTGTTGAGGCGGTAGTAGCCGGCGCCCTGGTAGTTGTGCAGGGCCGTCCGCTGCTCGGCGGTCATACTGCCCTTGGCCTGCAGGGTCGCGTTCTTGAGACGACCCCAAAGGTTGACCGACTCGGAGGCCTTGTCCTGCAGGTCCTTCCACTTCGACCAGCCATCCCAGCCCGAGTCGAGCGGGACCTTGGCGTCGGCCGCGAAGGCCTGCGACCAAGTCGGGTGCTGACGCATCTGCTCGACCAGCTTCGTCGGCTTCGCGACGTCGGCCTGGGGCCGCATCGCCGGCGCGGGCTTCGGGGCCGGTGCGGGCTTCGGCGCGGCCTGGGGCTTCGGGGTCGGCGGCGTGTAGGCCGGCGGGGCCGGCGCCTGCGGCGCGGGCTTGGGCTTGAGGTGGTCGAGCCGCTGCTGTTCGTCGTCTTCGAGGCGCGGGACCGCGGCGCGGACACAATTCGGGTGCCCGAGGCGATACTCGGCGAACTGCTGGACGGTCCAGACCTGCCCGTTCGCCTCCTTGTCGGTCTCGACCTCGCCGGGCTTGACGTCGGGCTTCGCGGCGCCGTCGCGGTGACCCTTCGGCAGGCATCCCTCGCCGTCGAGGATCTCGACCGACTCGACGCCGGCGCCCTCGTAGACCTTGATCGCGCCCTCGTTGTAGGCGAAGCCGGTCTCGGTTCGGGCGACGGTCTTCGCGCGCCAGGGGCCGAAGGTCTCGTTCCGCAGGGCCGCGGCGAACTTCTGCGGGGACCAGCCCTCGGCGATCGCCTGTTCTAGCTTCGCCTGGACGTCGCCCCGCATGGTCTCGGTGATCGCCCACTTCGGGTTCGGGTTCGTGACCCAATTCCCAGACCCCGGCGGGATCTCTTTCATCCCGACCAGTTCGGCGCCGCGGGCGTAGGCGAAGGAGTAGGCCGACTCCGAGAACGTGTCGAAGTCGACCCCCAGCGCGCCCGAGGCCTGCTTGCCGCCCTTCGTGTAGGCGTCGGCGAGGGCCTCGGTCATTTTCGCGTGCAGGGTCGAGGCGTCGAGGTAGGGGAAGTCGGGGGCGGCCTCGCCCTTCGCCAGCTTGCCGGCGCGCGCGGCGGCCTCGTCCTGGGTCTCGGTCTCGTCGGGGTCGCCGGCGGCCTCGATCTTCGCGGAGCCCCAGGCGATCAGGTCGGGCAGGATCTCGGCGAACCAGCCGTCGAGGGCCTCGACGAGGGCGTCCTCGGCCTTGCGGTCGAGCGTCGCGAGTTCGGCCTTGCGGAAGACCTCGCGCACTTCCTCGACCGTCGTCGCCTTCCGGAGCCCGGTCCAGACCGCGACGCGGGTCTCCTGGTCGATCGCGTTCGAGCGGAAGGTCTTCGCGACCTTACCGGCCTTGATCGCCTTCTCCGCAACGGTGCGCCAGCGGCGCAGATCCTCGCCCCGCGCGGCGAGCGAGGCCGGCGGGGCTAGCGAAAAAGGGGGGGCGCCTCCTGGTGCGGTAGGCGGCGCCCCCGTGTTCGCGGGAGGAGGAGCGGGAGAGGAGGCGAGCGAGTCGACGCGGACCGGGCCGTTCGGGCCCGTGATCATGGGAGGCAGGCCGTTCGTGACAGGGTCGAGGCCGAGTTCGTCGCGGACCTCGTCGATCGAGAGGACGCCGGCGCCGAGGTAGGCGACGTTCCGCTGAAAGACGATCGCGGGGTCCTCGGTCTCGTCGGCGCCGAACGTGAACTGGACCTCGGGCGAGTCGAGGACCTCGGCCAGGTAGCGGTTCAGGACCGACTCGACGAACTGAGTCACCGGGCGGACGCCGCTTTCGAGGGAGGAAATCTCCTGTTCCTGCGCGGTCGCCCGGTTCATCAGCTTAACGAGCGGCATCGGCGAGACGCCGAACGACCAGCAGATCACTCGCGCGATCCACTCGTTGAAGTCGTAGGCCCAGGCGCGATCCTTCGTCGGGATGTAGGCGCCCGGCGGGACGATGATCAGGCGGCCCGACCGCTCGTTCGAGTTGCCGGCGACGACCGAGTCGAAGTAGGCCTGCGCGGCCTGGATCTGCGCCGGCGTCCAGGTCTCGGGAACCGACCAGAGGGAGTCGGGCACGTTCCCCGCGGTGTAGTAGGCGAGGTCGTGCATCTGGTTCCGCAGGGCGAGGTTGACGGTCAGGAGGACCTGCTCGGTCGGGCTGCAGCCGTAGGGCGACCAGACGCGGCGGTTCTTGACCTCGTACCAGAGTTCCTCGGTCGTGAACTCGGTCTCGGGCTGGCCGGTGCCGCGCGGGACCTGCTGATAGGCCGGCGCCGGCGGTTGCGGGGTTTCGCCCAGGGCGTCGACGAGCGGGACGATCGTCGTCCCGTCGATCTGCCGCAGGCCGGCCTTCTCGCCGGCGACGGTCTCGGTCGGGAGCAGCGCGAGGGCGTCGGTCGTCAGGACTTCTTCGAGGACCTGAGTCAGCCAGCCCTCGAAGCCGTAGGGCGCGAGGGCGTAGGGCTTCCGAGCCCACTTCCGAGCCCGGTCGATCTTCGAGGCCAGGCGCCGCTCGCGGTGCCGGAACTCGGGCCGGACCCGGATATCCCAGGCCATTCCGAGGACCTGACCCTTGACGTCCTCGATCGCGATTCGGACCAGGTCGTAGCGCGCGAGGGTCCGCAGTTGCTCGAAGGGCGTCAGGCCGTTGCCGTCGTTCGAGCGCGGGGTCGAGGTGCGGTTGTAGCCCTGCGGCGGGACCCAGGTCCGCGGGTCCGAGCCCTGCGGTAGCTTAGCCTCGGCCGGCGGGAGCGGGAGCATCGCGCGGTCGGTCCCGTCGGGCGGGTTCAGGAAGGCCGCGATACGGTCGGCGAGCGAGACCCGCCGGGCAACATCAGGCGGCATTGTTCCCTCCTGCGGTCGCCGCGCGGGCGAAGCCGAGGAACGCCGGTTCGGCGCCGGCGAGGTTCGCGTAGGCAAGGACGGCGGCGTCGAGGAAGTCGGGCGACTTCCCGGTGCGCCGGCGGTAGGAGTCCTTCGGTTCGATCCTGATTCGCTGGCCGGTGCCGAAGCCGTAGCGGAGGGTCGAGGCCTCGGTCGCGAGTTGGGTCTGCTTGACCTGCGGGGCGAGGGAGATCAGGCCGTCGGCGAATCGGTCGCGGAACTGCCAGGAGAGTTCGGCGCGCAGGTTCTCGAACTTCTGCGGGGTCATCGCGGCCTCGCCGACGTTGACCGCGACGACGGGAAAGCCGAGTTCGCGGAGGCCGTCGGTCAGGCCGCCGCCGACGCCGACGTCGTCGACCCGGATCTCGGTCGCGCCGTGTTCGCGCGCGAGGCCGGCGACGCGGTCGCGCGAGAACGTGATCGACTGGCCCTGCCAGTCCTCGACCGCTTCGAGGGCGTCGCCGCGGCGGATCGCGCAGGTCGAGAGGTCGGTCCCGTAGCGGGCGACGTCGACCCCCAGGACGACCTCGCCCTCGCGGCCGGCCGGGTAGCGGGCGAAGGCGTTCTCGATCCAGTTCAGGGCGACCAGGGCGTCCGAGGACGCGGACGGGAACTGCCCGAAGACGTTGACCTGGACGTAGGCCGAGTCGCGGCCGTACTTCTCGATCTGCTGCTGCGCCCACTTGATCGAGACCCGGGGCGCGCGGTTCGGGGCCTCGGGGTCGCCGGTGATCTCGTAGACGTACCAGAGGGGCCGCTCGGAGGTGCAGGCGCGGTAGAGGGGCCCTTCGAGGTGCGTCGGGTTGCCGGCGATCAGTAGCTTGGTCTCGGTCCCGGTCGCGAGGCCGCCCTCGGCCGCGGCGGCGACCGAGTCGGGCACGCCGCCGGCCTCGTCGATCACGAACAGGAGGTAGTCCGCATGGAACCCGGCGAGGGCGTTCGCCTGCTGCTCGGCGTCGGCGTCCCTCTGCCAGGCGCGGGCGACCGCGAACCAGGTCTCGGGGGCCTCGCGGGCGTAGACGCGGTTCCCGTCCTGCTGGAAAGCGTAGGACAGGAAGGGCGAGCGCCGGCGCCAGAGGGCGATCTCGGACCAGAGGTTGTCGCGGAGGTTGCCGCCCGTGATCGAGGTGCATGGTATCTTCGGATAGGGCCGGGTCGCGAGGAAGTACCATATCAGCCAGGCGAGGGTCGTCGTCTTCCCTGGGCCCTTGCAGGCCTTGAGGGCGACCCGCTGGTTCGTCGGGAACGCCGCGAGGACCTCGTCCTGCCAGGGGTCGGGGGTCGCATCGAAAACCTGCCGGACGAAAATCCGCGGATCCTCGCGCCAGGCGCGAAGGGCTGACGCGAGATCCTTATGCAACGTCGGCGTCCGAGAAGTCGAGGGCGCCCTGCGCGAGGCGTTTCGCCGCGGCCTCGCAGTAGCGTTCCTCGATCTCGACCCCGATCGCGCGGCGGCCGGCCTGCTTGGCGGCGACGAGCGTCGTCCCGCTCCCGAGGAACGGGTCGAGGACGATCCTGCCGACCGGGCAGACCTCGATCAGCTTTCGCATAAGGGACACGGGCTTCTGCGTTATGTGGACCCGCGAGGCGCCCGGGGGCGAGGGGTCGTCGTAGAAGCCGGGGAGCGGGGTCCCTTCGAGGGCGCGCGGGCCGCGCGTCCCCCAAACGACGAACTCGCAGGGGTTCGCGAAGCGTCCCTGGGTCGGTCGGTGCGCGGGCTTGTACCAGGTCAGGAGGCCGCGCCAGACGAAACCGCCGGCCTGCAGCCCATCGGAGACGATCGGGACCTGCCGCCAGTCCGAGAATAGGCCGGCGATCGCGCCGTCCTTGACGACGCGGAGGGACTCGGAGATCCAGAGGGAAAGCCAGAAGCCGAAACTACGCTGGTCCCGGTTGTCGCCCGAGAACGAGGGCAGGGCGTTGCCCGCGAACGACGAGGTATGGACGTACTTCGCATGAACCCCCAGGTTCCGGTCCGCGCGTACCATCCCGCCCGAGGAGTAGGGCGGGTCGGTCATCAGGAGGTCGGCCGTTTCGCTGGGGAGTTCGCGGAGGACCTGCAGGGTGTCGCCGTGAAAGATCGTGACCCCGCCCTCGTCGTAGTAGGGTTTCACGGGGCGGCCTCGGCGTCCGGGTCTTCGAGCGACTGCGCGATCAGGTCCGAGAGGGAGAGGGTCGCGGCGATCTCCTTCCGGTCGCGCCACTCGACGGGCCGGCGGTTTTTCAGCCAGAAGATCGCGGCGGTCGGGTTCTGCTCGACGACGGCCATCCTGTAGAGGGCGGCCTGGACGTCGTCGTCCGCGATCGCGCGGGCCTCGTCGACCTGTTCCTTCCACTCGGGGTTCTTCGAGAGGGCCTCGTA